CGGTGAGCGCGGTCAGGTCGATCGTCTGGCAGGGCTTCGCGTTGCCGTCCCACCACACGAAGTCGCTGCCATCCGGCGGCACGATGTCGTTTAGCCAGCGGTCGTTGTGCAGCGGCGCGTACTGGTTGTCGCCCGGGATGTCCTGCGCATTGCCGAAGAACGACAGCACTGCGGTGCCGCCGGTGTCGAGGTTCAGCGCCTCGCCGGTCAGCGGAAAGCCCGCCAGGTTGTAGTTCTGCGCGAAGGCGAAGCCGGGGAAGCCCGTGGCTCCAGGCAGCGATTCCACGATCCACTCGGTCGCGCTGACGATGCGCACGACGCGCGCCATCGAGCCGGAAACCGAGCCGCGCACGATCGTGTTCAGCTGCACCGGCGGCGACGGCGGCGCGACCACGACCAGACGCTGGCCGTAGACGCGGTCGATGGTCAGCGGAGCTGGCTGGCGACGGCCGCGGACGTGCGAGTCCCCGACGATGGCGTAGTAGTGCGTGTTCGGCATGGCTCAGGGCGCGAGGGGAAAAGTGGCCGGCGCGGTTGTGGTGTGCCGCGCCGGCCGTGCCCCATTCGGGGCGTGCACCGAGACCTGCCCGTCCCCCGACGAGCAGCCTCACGTGGTCGATCAGGCCTGCTGCGGCTCGCCGGTCGCCTCGCCGACGTCGGACTTCTTCGCCTTGCCCGTCTTCGCCTTGCGCGCGGCGGCGTCGGCGGCGAGCGCCTTCAGCGCGTCAGCCTCGGGCACGCCGTCGGCGATCAGCTTGTCGGCGAGAGCCTCCTGGCTGTCGTCGGCGGCGCGCGCGATCGCCTTCACGCGGGCGCGCTCGGCGGCCGGGTCGATCGGCGCGGCCGGGGCGGCGGCGCCCTTCGCCGGGTTCACGAAGTCGGGCGCCGTCTCGCGTCCGGTCCAGTCGTCGACGCTGCCGACGACGGTCCAGCCGTTCGCCTTCCGCTTCTCGACGTCCCACGTGTTCACGAAGGCGCTCTCGCCCTGCGGCGTGGTCATCGGGATCATGTCGTTCATCTTGCTCATGTGGCTTCTCTCAGTTCGGGTCTGGGGGAGGGAAGCCGCCGGCTGCCGTGGTCAGCGATCAGCCGGCGGCGTCAGGGTCAGCGCACGCAGCCGCGGACCGCGAGGTCCGGGTCGAGCAGCACGCCACCGGCGAGGAAGTCCAGGATCACGTGGACCTGGGCGTTGCGGCTCTCGTACGCCATGCGCGCACGGATGCTGATGCCGCTGTCCGGGTCGCTCGCCGTCCACATCCGCGCGCCCATGTCGGGGCCGTGGATCGGCAGCGGGACCATCACGAGCGCCGCGGCGTTCGGGTGGAAGATCGGCTCCGCGGCGTAGCTCGACACGCCGGTGCCGACCGTGGTCACGATCGCCCAGGTCGAGGACGCGCCGAGCGGCCGGCGCAGGCCGGGCGAGATGGGCACGTTGACCCAGTTGTTGCCCGTCGGGGCCGTGTCGGCGGTGACGGCGTAGCGCTCCGTCAGCCCCGTGGTGGTGTCGGTGATCGCGACCACCATGCCGCGGCGCAGCGTCGCCGACTGCGCGGCGGCGGTGTTCAGCGTCACGATCGCCGTGTTCTTGCCGGGCGTGCCCGCCACGACGTTCGGACCCGCACCCGCCGGCGCGGTGATCGAGTCGCCCTGCAGCGTCTGGTGGTTCGTGCTCTCGAACCAGTCGAAGCCGTACTTCGAGCCCATCGCGCCCGTGTTCTGGGCCGCGATGCCCTGGTCACCAGCGCCCTGCTGCGTGGTGAACGCGGCGGTGCCGAGCGCACGGGTGATCGTGGTCGGGGTCGCGTAGTAGTGGCGCGGCTTGCCGTCGGCCGGCACCAGGTTGCGGACCATCACTTCGCGGATCGACGCGAGCGTGGCCGGCATGGTCGAGGCGACCGAGCTCGGCAGGTCGACCGTGTGCGGGCAGCCGATGAACAGGCCGCACAGGTACTGGTCGATGTACTCGCCGATCGCGTCGGCAGCCGGGCCGATGTGCTCGGCGATGAGGCGGTCGCCGCTGTAGGCGAGCTCGCGGTCGGTGACCACCATCGGGACTTCCCGGTGGATGTTCAGCTGGCACTGCGCGGTGCCGGTGTTGATGTCCTGGTAGGCGCTGCCAGGAGCCGCGGCAGTCGTGAACTTGGTCGGCTTGCGGAAGTTGACGGTGTCGCCGAAGCCGAAGTCGTTGCGCTCGCCCTCGAATCGACGGTAGACGCGCGACGCCATGCCCTTGCGGGACTTCAGCCAGGCCAGGGCCTCGTTGGCCCAGAACTGCGGGTTGTAGTTGTTGAGGAAGTTGGGCACGGTGGCCCTCCGGAGATCAGTCGTTCCATGCGGGTTGCGCGGCGCGCTCGTGCGCGGCTTCGCGTCGGCGTCGATCTCGGGAACTGGGGCACGCCGCGGATTCCTCTCGCGACTGCGTTCAGCGCTCGCTCGTCTCGCACCCCGCCCGATTCCTCTGGGCGGTCCGCACCGGGATTCCTCTCCGGGGCTTGCCGTCTATCCGGCCTGTCCGTCGCACCGAGGCACGCTGCGGATTCCTCTCGCAGCTGCGTGCGGCACTTGCTGTCTATCCAGCCTGTCTCGATGCAGGTCAGCCGTTCGCTGCGCCTCCACCCGACGTCGTCGGGAACGGTTCGAGGATGACCTGACCACCCCTCTTCGCGGCCTCGGCCTTGGCGGCCTCGTAGGCCTTGAAGTCCTTGGCTTGATCGAAGGAGAGGCGAATGTCGCGCTCGCCGACCTGCTGCTGACGATTGGCGCCCTCGTTCGGCGCCGTGATGTCCGCTCCCTTCTTGCCGTCGCCGGCGAGGTACTTGCCGTACTTGGTGCGGAAGTCGCCCGACTTGACGAACTCGTCGATGCGCATCGGGCCGTCGTTGCCCATCAGGCCAGACATGCGCGGCTTGCCGTCCTCGACGATCAGGTGCTCGAACTCGCCACCGTCCTTCTCGCGGATGTCGAGACGGCGGGCGATCGCGTCCTCGATGGCGTCCGTCCACTCGGGGAGCGGCTTCAGGATCGACGTCGCCTTGGCGATCAGCTTGGCCTTCTCGGCCTGGATCACGCGGGAGCGGTAGGTCTCGCGCTCGGCCTTGAACTTGGCGAGCTCGGTCTCCAGCGGCTTCTTCGCCTGCGACACCATCTCGCCGAGCTTCTGCTCGTCGGTCTTGCTCTTGTCCTTCAGGGTCGCCAGCGCCTGGGCGAGCTCGCTGTTCTGCGCGGTCAGTGCCTGCAGCTCCTCGACGGTGTAGAGCGTGCCGTCGGGCTTGGCGAAGCGCTGCAGCTTCGCGTTCAGGCGCTCGAGGTCGCGCTCCTTCTCCGACAGCTTGCCGCGGATCGCCGGCAGCTTGTCGATGCCGTAGCCGTCCGGGTCGTCCTCGTGGTCGATGACGAACCCGCCGCCTTCCATCTGGCGGTAGAAGGACGTGAGCTCCTTCGGGAGCCCATCGAGAGTCGGAACGCGCAGCTTCAGCTTGGCCATGTCGTGAATCGGTCGGGGGACGGGGGTTCTCGGTGTTGCGAGATGCCGTCTACCGATCGCTGCAAGTGCAAGCGGGCGGGTTCGCTCGGATTTTTCAGAGCTTGCCGGCGGCCCGCAGCTCGTCGAGCGACAGCGTCCGGCCGAGCGCCGTGTCGACCATGTCGCTCAGCGCCAGCTTGCCATCGCGCCAGGCTGCTGCCTTCGTCTTGCCGAGCACGGTGTCCTGGTCGGCGGCGGAGCGCCCGCGCAACCACGCGTCGAAGTCGGTCTTCGCGTCCACGCGCCCGCCCAGCGCCGCGCGCTTCCCCACCACCGGGCCGATCGCCGGCGCCAGCGTGCTGCGGCAGTTCGGGTGCGCCGGCGGCGACGGGTGCGGTTCGTCCGGCGACCACGTCTTGCCGTCGAGGCTGCCGCACACCTCCGTGGTGCGCAGGTCCAGCGTCGCGATCCAGCGCACCTTCTCGACGACGTCGCTGTTCCGTTCGAACGTCAGGTCGCGCGCCACCGACGACGTGTGCGTCATCGTGGTGCGCGTCAGCATGGCGACGCCGCGGCGCGATTGCGCCATCACGCCGTCGGTGTACTGCAGCGCCCGCGTGCCCTGCAGGCTGCGCACGATCTGCGGCGCAGCCTCGCCGGCGACCATGCCGGCGCGCACGCGCGCAACGATGCGGGCCTCGGTCGCCTTCGGCACCCAGTCCGAGAACCACTCCCCGAACGGCCGGCCGAGCATCGGCTGCCGCGTGATCGCCGCCTCGACCAGCGACGGCGCCGCGGTGCGGAACTGGGCGCCGAGGATGTCCTTGCCAGCCTTCTGCAGGAACCGCACCTCGAGGCCGGCGAGCGCCTTCGCCTCGTCGAGCAGCTTCGTCTTCGCGCGCTCCGACCCTTCGCGCACGATCTGCTTCACCGCGTCGACCAGGAACCGGGCGCGCCGGTGCTCCATGAACTGGCGGCCGCGCGGGATGTTGACGATGCGCCGCGCGACCTCGTCGGCGACGTCCTGCAGCACGTGGCGTTCGAACACCGCGCCGACGCGGATCGCCGCGCCGTTGCCGAACTGCGCCTTCAGCACGGCGTGCATCAGCTCGCGGTTCTCCCACTCGGCCTGCATCTCGGCGCGAGAGCGGTTCGTGGGGCCGCCGCTGCGGCGGCGCGGGATGGCGGAGCTGGTCACGCCGCCTCGCCCTCACCCTCGGCCTCGCCGTCGACACCGTTCGCCGGGTCCGGCTCGCCACCGGCCGCCTCCGCGATCGCCGCGTCGAGGCCGGCGTTCTGCTTCGCCCAGTCCTGCAGCTCCTTCAGGTTGTCCTCGACCGGGAAGTCCGGCCGCAGAATGCGGTGCCGGACCGCCTCGATGGTCACCTGCTTCGGCGACAGGTACTGCGACAGCGCCTGCAGCGCGCGCGCGCCGTTCTCGGGCGTGACGTCGTTGGCGAACTCGCGGTTGACCTTCGGCTGCACGTCCGCCGGCAGCTCGCCCATCGACAGCCACTCGGCCGAGGCCTCGCAGACCTGGCGCAGCAGCACCTCGAGGCGCCCACAGAACGTCTGCAGGTTGTTCGTCGACTTGGCGTCGTCGCTCGCCACGGCGCGCGCCGTCACGTTGCCGGTCTTGCTGATCCGGTGCCTTGCCCCAAGGCGCTCGCACTCTGCGGCCAGCTGCTCCATGTCCTGGAACGACAGCTCGATCGACTTGCCCGACGGCTCCAGGAACGACACGGAGACGTCCTTGGGCGTGCGGGCCGAGTTCACGCGCGACAGCGGGCCGAGCACGATCTTGTCGTGCCGCTTCGCCTCCAGTGGCGACGCGCTGTCGGGGTCGGGGAAGCCCAGCGTCACCAGCGTGATCAGGCGCGCGATGCGCATCACGTGCGCGTGGTCGCTGCGCGACTGGAAGTGCGCCAGGTTCACCCACGCCAGGTCCTCGAGCAGTGGCTCGGCGGCGTAGTGCCCGGTCTGCTGCGTGAACAGGGTGAACAGCGGGATG